TGAAAAAAATAGTAACTGATTGTGATGGTGTTCTTTTAGATTGGGCATTTGCTTTTGATGTCTGGATGAGAGAACAAGGTTATTTTAGATTACCTAATACAGACCATTACTTTGACCAATCAAAAAGATATGGAATACCTGAAAAAGAGGCATTAGAACAGGTGCATATGTTTAATCAAACAGGCGCATTAGGTTTTATACCCGCTTTTAAAGATAGTGTTGAGTATGTAACAAGACTAGCAAGAGAAGGCTGGCGATTTGATGTTATTACTATGATTGGTAAAGATAAATATGCTCATAGACTAAGAGAAATAAACTTAAAACATTTATTTGGTGATGTATTTGATAATATTCATTGTTCAGGTGATTTCACAAAACCTAAAAAACAAACACTAGAAGAATTATATAAAGGTGAAAAATTTATTTGGATTGAGGATAGAGTTGATTATGCAAAAGATGGTGACGAAGTGGGATTAACCACATATATTATGGACTGGCCTTATAATAGAGATTATAAAGGAAGAAGAGTACATAATTGGAAAGAATTATATGACAGTACATTTAGAAGCTAAAGAAGGCGATTATGCAGATATTGTGTTATTGCCTGGTGACCCTTTAAGAGCAAAGTGGATTGCTGACACATACTTAGAAGAAGTAAAACAAGTAAATGGTGTTAGAAACTGTTTAGGCTTTACTGGTTATTTAAATTGGAATGATAAAAGAATTTTATTATCAACACAAGGTGGTGGTATGGGTATGGCCTCAAATGCCATTTATATACATGAATTATATAATAACTATAATGTAAATACAATCATTAGAGTTGGTAGTTGTGGTGGTATTTCAGATGATGTTAATGTAGGTGATATTGTTGCAGCTACAACAGCTTCTACTGATAGCAATATGACAAAAGATTTAATTCCAGGTTATACATTTTGTCCTAGTGTTACATATCATTTACTTGAAAAATTTAAGAAGGCTTGTCCTGAAGCAAAAGTAGGTGGTATTGTTTCTAGTGATTGGTTTTATAATCCTGTAAAAAATTGGTATGAAGACCACAAGAAGTATGGTGTTCTTGCAGTAGAAATGGAAGCACATATTTTGTATGCATTAGCTAATAAATTTGGTAAAGACGCATTGGCAGTTAGTACAGTTGCAGACCATTTAGAAAAATCTTTAAAAGACATGACCTCAAAAGAAAGAGAAACTAGTTTTAACACAATGATTGAAAGTGTATTTGATACAATATGTTAGTATTCATCACACCAAAAATAGATAGTAGTAGAATACCTTACTCTTATAGAGCAAGAGCCACCATACCATCTGCTAATATAAAAGATAGTAGAGTTACAGATGATATTAATTCTTTACAACCTGGTGATATTGCAGTATTAGGTAAAAAACATAGTAAAGAAGATGTTGAACATTTAATATCAAAAGAAATTAACTTTATCGTAGATATTGCTGACGATAAGTTTGACCAATTTAATCATTGGCGTTTTACAATACCAAATGCTAATGCAGTAACAACAACTTGTCATAGATTAAGTGAAGTTATACAACAGGAAACAGGTTCAAATTCTTATGTTATACCAGACCCTACAGAAAGACCTAGAGGTGAGCCTAGATTTGAAGTAAAAGATATTATGAACGCATTTTATTATGGTTCAGATGGCAATTATTCAAAACTTATGTGGCCTGAAATTAAAGAAGTTTTAAATAGTATTAAAAAAACTAACATTAAGATAATGACAAATGTACCAGAACATCCACCGAAGAAAGAAAAATTAACTAAAAAACATGGTGGTTGGTGGTTAGAGCCTCAAAAAAGAAGGCAATTAGAAAATTATGGTATGAAACAATTTAATGAGTTAATACCTTGGGATTTTGATAAACAAGGTAAATTAGTAGAGCAATCAGACTTTGTTGTGTTACCTGTTGTGGATGATAGACACTCGCAATGTAAGGGTAACAATAGACCTATTGACGCATTACAACAAGGTAGAGCAGTATTAACAAATCCAGGTATACCTAGTTATGATGAATTATTTGATTATTTGTTTGTTGGATATTTTTATGAAACATATCAGACTATGATTAATAATCCGAAATTAGTTATTAATAAAATTAAATTAGCACAATCTTGGATTGATGAACACTATACACCAAAAGCTATTGGTAAAAAATGGGAACAAGTTTATGAAATTGTTAAGCGTAACAACATATAACAATAAATTATATAAAGAGTATGCTCATAGGTTTGAGAAAACTTATAATTGGGATTTTCCTTATACCGTTTATAATGAAGATGATGGTATGTTAGAAACAATACCAGAATGTAAGGCATTTATGGAAAGAAATAAAAATAGATTTGAAGGTAAAGATTTTATCAAAGATTATTGGCAAGATGGTGTTAGATTTTGTTATAAAGTATATGCTTATACTCATGCTATTATGCATAACCAAGACCTAGACGGTATCATAGGTATTGACGCAGATAGTGTGTTTTATAAAAAGATAGACGCAGATTGGATTAAAAAACATATTCATAGAGATAATTGTATGATGACATATCTCGGTAGAGGTGACCATTATAGTGAATGTGGTTTTTTATATTTTAATATGAAACATCCTGACATACAAGCTTATGCTAATAGAATGAAATCATTATACGATACTGACGGCATATATAATTTGAAAGAACAACATGATAGTTTTATATGGGACTATGTACGAAAAGAATTTGAAAATAGAGGCACCAAGAATTTTGATATAGGAGATGGCAAAATGGGACATGTTCAAGCGAGGTCAATACTAGGTACGGTATACGACCACACAAAAGGACCAAGAAGAAAGGCTGCTGGTAAATCAGCAGAGTTTAAATTATGATTAACATTTTTATAGGATACGATAATAAAGAAAGAGTGGCTTACAATGTGTTATCACATAGTATTATACAAAATAGTACCAAGCCTGTGGCAATAACACCTATTGCATTGAATAATTTAAAAGATGACTTTGTAAGAGAAAGAAATAGTTTGTCTAGTACAGAGTTTTCATTTAGTAGATTTATGATACCACATCTTATGAATTATCAAGGTTGGGCATTGTTTATGGATTGTGATATGTTAATGTTTGAAGATATTGCTGAATTATGGCGAATGAGAGATGACAGTAAAGCTATTCAAGTTTGTAAACATGATTATGTGCCTAAAGAAAAAACAAAGTTTTTAGGCCAAACTCAAACGGCATATCCTAAAAAGAACTGGTCTAGTTTTATGTTAATGAACTGTAAAAAATGTTCAACACTAACACCAGATTATGTAAACAGAGCAAGTGGTTTAGAATTACACCAGTTTAAATGGTTAGAAAGTGAAGAACTTATTGGCGAATTGCCATTAGAATGGAACTGGTTAGTAGGTGAATATGAACACAAAGAAGATGTAAAAAATGTACACTATACAGAGGGTGGTCCATGGTTTACAGATTATAGAGAATGTGATTACTCAAAAGATTGGTTTAAAAACCATGATGAATGTATGTTAGGACAATGATACAAGGATTTGAAACCAGAGATAATACAGATGTACCTGTAAGAGCATTGGTAGATAGTGTTAATGGTCACATGTGGCAAAAAGAAAAAGCTGTTGACCAATACGAAAAAACTGTATGGCCTGGTTTCGATTATAAGTTTGATAAACCTATTGCTGTATTTGGTATGTTACGAGGCACAGGTCAGTTAATAGAAGAATGTAATAGAGATGGTCAAGACTTTTATTTTTTTGACCATGCTTACATGTTTGGTAATAAACATAGTGTATCTAAAATTGCAGGTGATAGAATATATAGATTAACTAAAAACTATTTTCATATTAGAGATATTAAAAAATTAAAAGCTGATGATTATAGAAGAATACAAAAATATAGAGAACATGTAAAATTAAAACCTTGGAAATATGATGGTGATTATATACTATATATTCCACCTAGTGAACATGTTAAGAAATATTATTATTTCAATCATCATTGGGAAGAACAAACATTAAAAACAATTAAGAAACATACTAGAAAACCAATTAAGATTAGAACAAAGGAAGATAAAACACCACTAGAAAAAGATTTAGAAAATGCCTATTGTACGGTATCATATCAATCAACGGTTGTTGTACAATCCATTATTAATGGTGTGCCAAGCTTTTGTGCAAATGAATCAATGGGTGTTCCTGTATCTTTAACTGATATGTCACAAATAAAAGACCCTTTATATTCGCCAGAAAGAGAATATTGGATTGATAGTTTATTAGCAAATCAGTTTACCTTAAAAGAAATTAAAAGTGGTTTAGCAAAAGAAACAGTTGATAGGATGCAAAAATGAATAAGATAGCAGTAATAGGTTGTGGGTTTGTAGGAGGTACTATTGCTAATGCATTAGAAAATGCTAGTAATGATGTAGTAAGAATTGACCCGAAATACAACGATAATAAATTAGAGGATTATATAGATAAGATAGATGGTGCTGTTATTTGTTTACCAACACCAACTGTAAATGGTGAACAAGATTTAGTAGAAATAGATAAAACTGTAATTGCATTAAGAGATGTACCAACTTTAATCAAATCTACCATTTTACCTAATATGTTGACAGTTTATGAGGAGAATGTAATCTATTCTCCTGAATTTTTAAGAGAAGCATATGCTGAAAAAGATTTTAAAAACAACCAACATGTAATATGGGGTGGTTTGAGAAGTGAAGCAGATTGGTGGATTAATGTATTTGATTGTCACGATAAAATCAATCTAATCATGGATAAGAAAAGTGCGAGTATGATAAAGTATGTTTACAATTGTTGGTTAGCAACAAAGGTTACTTTCTTCCATGAATTGTATAGTAAATTAGATAAGACATATAACTATCATATGATTATAAACACATTGGCTGACTTTGAGAATATAGGTCCTAGTCACATGAGAGTGAAACAATTAGGTTATGATGGCAACTGTTTTCCTAAAGACATGGAAGCATTTGCAAATTTTTTAGATAGTGACTTATTAAAAAGTGTAATTAAAGTTAACGATAGTTTAGTTTCAAGCAGATGATACATTTACATACTTTACCATGGGATAAATGTTTATCACACCAACTTATGCCTGCCATAAAGAAAGGTTGGAAAGATAATGATAGAGATGTACATTTCTTTTGGGGTTTAGCAGGTCAAAATATTAGACAGATAAAAGAATGTGAAGAGAGAGGTGATGAATGGTGGTATGTAGATGTAGGTTATCTTACTGAACAGATTACCAGATATCCAACACCTATCATAAACAACTATGACACCACATACTTTAGAATATGTAAAGGTAATATACACACAATCAGAGGCAAGATTGGCGATGGTACAAGAGTAACTAAATTAGAACAACAAGGTATTGATGTTCAATTCAAAGGTTGGTTGACAGGTGAAACCAATCATATATTATTATGTCCTTCATCTCCGACTGTAACATATCATATCAATGGTATATCACAAGAAGATTGGATTGAACAAGTAACAAATGAAATAAAAAAACATACAGATAGAGAAGTAAGATTAAGAAATAAACCACGACCAGGCAATCAATATTGGAATACTGATATTAAAGATGATTTAAAGGATTGTCATTGCGTTGTTACAAATATGTCACTAGCTGGTGTAGATAGTATTATGAACATGGTTCCTGCTATTACACATCAAAGACATGTTGCAAGTTTTATTACAAGTAGAGATATTTCTAAAATAAATAAACCTATGCGACCAGGTCATAAGACTATTAATGACTGGATTAAGATGGTTGCAGATAACCAGTTTACAATACAGGAGATTGAAGATGGTATCGCCTTCAAGGTTCTTCAAGAACAGATTTAGATGGTTTGGTTTAATACTAGCAGTTACTAGTGTTGCAATCTTATCAAGTGCGAATATATCTACTCAATGGGTGGGTTGGTCTTTAAGTGTGGCTGCCTGTATCATGTGGGTATGGTTTGGTTACAAAGATAAAGATTGGCCAAGAATGATTATGGAGTTGATGTATATGTTTTTAAGTTTAAGGGCAGTATTCAATTGGTTGGGAATGTAATGTATAATTTTGTTTGTATTTGTTATGGTGATAAGTATTCTGTAGAGTATGTTCAAAATCTCTACAACATGGTGAAAAGAAACACCACTCTTCCTATAAATTTCATAGTGTTTACCGACCATGTTAAAATGCATAAGATGATTGAGGGAGATATTGAAGTTAGAAAGTTTCCAGAATATGATTTAGAGGGTTGGTGGAATAAACTACAACTATTTCATCCAGACACATATCTACCAGGTGTTACTCTTTATATGGATTTAGATGTTGTCATTACAGGTAATATAGACTGTTTTTACAGTCACGAAGCACAATTAGATTTTTGTGGTATGAATGATTTTAACCCCGTTACCAAAATTTGGAACTCCAGTATTATGAGATTTAAACAGCAAGACCTTCACGGACGGATTTGGCATAAATTCATGTCCAATAGACCAGAATACCTACGAAAGTTTGCAGGTGACCAAAACCTCATATCAGACTTTATTAAGGGTACACCTGGATGTGATTCGTTTCCTGATTCGTGGACACAATCATATAAGTGGTATGACCGAACAGGTACCAGATATGCCAAACAAGACATGACATATACACATAATGGCGAATCGTTGGTAACCGTGTTTCACGGACAGCCAAATCCACACGAATCCACGCAGGAATGGATAAAAAATGCTTGGAAATAACACGCCATAGTGTCGCACCTCTAAAACCGAGACCTGGTCTCAAAAAAAACTTCAAAAAAAGTGAAAAAAAAGCGAAAAAACGCTTGCTTTCTATATGGAAACCTGTATAATGGACACATAATGATTAAAGAATATAACAAAAAGAAAATGCAAATAAGACTAAAAAGACTTGAAAAAAGAGTTGCCAATGCTAAGAAAGTATTGTATAGTAACCCATATAAAACATTATATGAAGTCTTACAAATTATAAACAATAACAAAGGAGAAAAACACTATGTCTAAAGTTAAAAACTACTATTGGGACCAAGCTGAGAAAGCTGTTGACGCAATCTTACTTGAACTTAAAAACAATGCTATCACTAAAGAAGCTGCTAAAGCAAAAATTATGAATGTAGAAGCAGTTGAGTTGTGTGATATTGATGAACACAATGTTGATGAAGTAATCGACATGGAATTGGAGATGGCTTAAATATGAAAATAAGAGGTTACAGTAGAAACTACACTTTTACAAAGTTGCCTGCTCAAGAAGTAAACATTAAATTTGTGTGTTATGCAAAAACTTCATTTACACACGGTAGAATGAGAATGAAACACAATAAGAACTTGAACGGTGGTGGTGCCTACAAGTTAGAGAAAAGGACTATATAATGACACTATTAGAACACATTAAAAATATTAACGCTAAGTCTAAAGCATGGATGGCTAAAAATCCAGGTTCATGGGCTGGTATGGTTGTAGAAGATATTAAATTCTGGAACGACCAAGGTATTTTTACTGTTGAAGACTATGAAAGAGATAGTCTTATTACAAGTGTTTATGAAATGCATAAAGAGGCATTTGGTGTAAAAGGTAGACATTACAACTTTAAAGAAATGTCTAATGCAGAGTTAGAAAAAGAATTAAACCTCCTTTGTGATATAGCAAAGCGTGAGGCAGAGATAGAAAAAAGGCAAGAAGAAGATAATCTAAAAGCCTTTGAAAGTAGAATTGATGAAGCACTTTCTCTAGGTGCAGAAAATAGAGAAGCTGCGATAAAATGGATATTGCAAGCAGAGGGACTTGACAAAGAACAAGATTCAGGTTATATTTGTTATACACTTGGTCTTAATTATGACAAAGAACATTTATTTAAAACAAAACACTAACAAAAGGATACATTATGATAATTAATATAGGTGATACAATAGAAGACATGAAAGGCAGACAAGGTGTCATTACCAATATCGGTATTGCAACCGAAGTAAATGATATAGCTGCTGAGAATAATACGAGTTTGAACGCCAAGACTTATGACACAAAACTTGGTTACACAGGTGCAGTTACCTTTGGTTCTAACTGGTGTTATTTTAGTCAGATAGATAAAGTAATAGAAAAAAATGATTTTGAAGAATCAGCAACTGATTGGATAGATGGATAATTATGATGAAATATAACGAAGATAAAATACTTAAAGAAATTGGTGACTATATTAAAGGCACCTACGGACAACACTATGCTCAAGTGAGTAAAGGCACACAAGTGCAAGACCTATTGAGAGATATAGGCATAGATAAAGATTTTTGTCAGGCTAATGCAATTAAATATTTGTGTAGGTTTGGTAAGAAAGATGGTAGGAACAGAAAAGACCTACTTAAAGCAGTACACTATATTGTACTATTGATGAATTCAGAAGACCAAGGAGCAAAAAAATGATTGAAGTCCTGAACCACATTGATGATGTAAAAAAGATTCGTAAGTTAGTTATTGATGGTATGACACAAGACGCCATCAAAGCTTGTGATGTAAGTATCGCCCATAATCAGAAAAAAGTAGAAGAGTTTGAGAAGTGGGCTGAAGAAGAAAGTAAGAAAGATGTGCTTCCAGAGGGGGTAGGATAGTACACGAAGGCTACGATTCGTCAATCCTGGCGCATCCTGGCAGCTTTTCTGGCGAGAAAAGTCAACAAAAACACGCTTTTTTTAAAGCTTGCCATTTCCAGATGGTTATGGTATAGTATGTGAATATTAATTGAGAAAGGATTATATTATGGCATTTTATTCAAAAGAAACACTTTTTGCAGAGTTTGATGTTGCAAAAAGTAAAGACACAAAAGGCAAGTACGAGAAGTATGACAATCGTATTCAATTTTGTAGAGACCACATTGAGTTAAGAAACAATAAACCTCAATACTATGAGGGTGTTGATATTAACTTTTCTAATTTGTTGTCTGCTTATCTACAAGAAAATCCAGTTGACGCATTTTACAAAGTTGGTTTTGGTAAAACATTTGCCGAAGTCAAAGCTATGTCAGACGCAGAAACTCCAGAAAACAAGAGTGTAAATTAATGGCAATAATCTATACAAATCAATCTAGTGGTTACTCACGCAAGAATAAAAAGAAGATGAATAATCTATCTACTAATCAACTTGCTGAGTATGAAGAAGACCTACGAAAGCACAACAAGTATTACAAATCAAAAGGTTTGCATAGTATGTTGATGACACTAGACGATTATATTAAGTATAGATTCGGTGCATTAAAAGTTAAAACAAAATCTGTACCATTACAGAGTGTTCCTTATACAAGAGAAACATCCGATTATCCTAGTCTATCAAACAGTAGTAACATGGGTAATGGTGGTACAATCGACCACAAAACGCAAATGGAAAGAATTGCAGTATCTAAACAATACTCGATTGTTCCAGCATATAATAAAGGTCCTTACATGGTGGTCAGTAAAGAAGACCTTAAAACAGCAGGGAGAAAAGTATGAAGCTAAAGGAAACTATAGCAATTACAATCGGTGCATTAGCATTTATGTTAATCACAGGCGTTGCAAAAGCAAATCCAATTACAAATTGGTTGACGAATGAGAAAAACAAAATTGTTGAGTATCAAACTAAAAGTTGGGCAGACAGTAAAGTACAACTTGCTCAGACTAAAGAGTCAATTGTAAATCTATTTAATAAAGCTAAAGATAATGTTACACAAGATTAGTGATTTTTGCGATAAGATAGATTCATTAAAGAAGATGTCAGACGACCTTAGGATTACAAAGTATCAATATCCTAAGTCGCCTGATAGAGATTTTAGAGTACAAAATTTAATTGATACTATTCAAGCAGATTGTTTGTTAATTGCAAACGATAAATCAGATTATGGAAAAGAAGCAGATAATAACGGTGATTATGGCGATTATAGTGGTGTCAACCATGACGGCATGCTCGACAATAAAAAAGAATGAAGAAGGCAAATATGAAATCAATCCAATCGGTACTATTATTAGGACTATCATTGGTGTTCCTGACCAATTGCAGTTCGATTAATAGAACACATGTTGGTGCCGTATCAGGTGGTGCAACAGGCGTTGCAGCTTGTGTTGCTTTAGGTCAAACAGACCCTTATGTTACTGGTGCATGTGCCTTGGTTGGTGCATTTAAAGGTGCTGACTTGTTATACAATTCAGATTATGATGTACACAACGCAGTATTTGTAGACCATTTAAACACAGCGCCAAGTTATGGTTCATCATATACAAATTGGTACAACAGTAAAACAGGTAATTCAGGTATTATTAAAATTAGTAAGTCATATATGGAAGGACCTTTCAAGTGTAAAGAATATGACGCAACTGTAGATATTACAAGTAAATGGCCATTGGTTGGTGTTGGAGGCGTAAATAGAGAGGTAATATTTGGTACTGCTTGTCAAATGCCTGACGGACAATGGATAGAAAAACCATGATGGATCCTAGAAAACAGATGAGATTTTATTTGACATGGAGTTTTGTTCTTATTTTGTTCTTATTACTTTCTGGACTTGCCATTGCAGGCGATTTGAGTTATCCTAAAGTCAAGAATATAGAACCACATGAAGTTAATGGACAATATTGTTATATTAAAATTGAAATCGTCACAGATGGCGATACAGTTACAAAAGAAGAGAAATTGGTGTGTGCTGATGGTAGACAAGGCATTGAAACCCCAGGTTATTGGGACTTGTTTGCACAGTTTTATTACAGAGATGTACAAACACCAGAATATTGCCGATATTATAGTCGGAATAAACATGCTTTTAAGTCACCAGGAAAAGTTTGTTTACAATCAAATGGTGAATGGGAGGTGAAATAATGATAAGATATATAATCATTATTGCTCTTGTATTGGTAATATTATAT